GTAAAATCTTTCTCCAGGGTAAAAAGCTCCTGCAGCAACAGGCACATTTCCTTAATATCTTCCTTTCTGTAGCGTCTCACATAAAACGCAAAAGATTCTCACATAAAATGCAAAAAATTTGGAAGCACTCCTGGCAGTTATGTAATTATCTAACAAAACGAAATTCTTCCACAAGTTTTTGTCTGAATCTATAACTATCTGCATGTCTAGCATGTCCCAACCAACTCTGCACGGTGGCGTTTATTCTATCTAAAGTAATATGTCCTTCCGGGTATTCCTTCTGAAAATGTTTTAGTGCCCGCCTAATTCTTTTAGTGCTTCTTTTTCTTAGCAACCTGTAATGTGGCCATATCCTATACCCCAGAAAATCAATTCCCTGGTTGATAGGCCAAATACCAGTTTTGCCGTTTAGTTGTAGATCCAACTTATCGGTTAGAAACCCTTCAATTTCCCGCTTTACTTCCAACAGATACTGTTTATCGCCTTTAAGGATTACAAAATCATCCATATAACGGACGTAATACTTTTCCCGCAAAGTTTCCTTCACAAAATGATCAAGTTGATCCAGATATACATTCGCCCAGAGCTGAGATGTTAAATTACCTATTGGTAACCCCCTTGGGCAGGAGTTGCCGTCGCCTCCACTGTCAATAATTTCGTTAATTAGCTGCAATGTATCGGGGCAAGCAATCTTTCTTTGAATAATTGGTTTTAAAATCTGATGATTTACTGAAGGAAAATACTGTGTTATATCTGCTTTAAGGCAATAGACTTTACCCCACCTCTTTTGTGCTGATTTGAGAAATTCCGTTACCCGGTCAGCGCCGGCGTGGGTTCCTTTATATTTCCTGCAAGCATAGCTATCAAAAATAAAGCCTTTCTCAAACAAAGGTTCTATAACGCTGCAAAGTGCGTGCTGCACAATCCGATCTTTAAAGGGCAGGGCGGCCACAAGCCGGGTTTTGGGATCATGAACGTAAAATGTTCGGTACCGGCCAGTCCTATAAACATGATGAAGTATTTCATTTTGGATCGTTATCAGATTTTCTTCCAGGTTAGCTGTAAATTTCAGAACTTCCTCCTGGTAACGTTTGGCTCTCCTGGCCTTCAGGTAAGCCTGATACAGGTTTTCAAAGTTATAGATAAGCGGATACAAATTCGAGTATGTTTTCATTGTTGACCCCCTGGGGAGGGGCAGGCGGCGGCTTTCGTAACCTACCGGTCGCCTGCTGCCTGTTTATGTTTTTTGCCGGCCGGATTCCGGCGCGACATGGATCAGGGTTCCTTTATTTTTTTGCACCGGACGAAACCCCTTGAGGTTCCGACATCTGGCAAGGAAATAGAGCGGCGCGGAAGCCGATGTTGTTGTTCACGTTCGATGGCAAGTTGTTCAAATTCAAAGCAACACCAGACCGGGCGTTAGAGCCGTTATTCCAGTTCCCGCCGCGGATCGCAGCCCGCACGTTGCAACCCTGACCCTAAATATTAATGTGGAATGGATTTAAACCAACCGCCAATCATTTTGCCAATTTCATCAAGCATCCTTGCCCAATTTTCATATTTTTTGAAGGGCAAGAATTGAAATTGCATGGCAATCCGGATTAATGATCTCAAAAAATCTAACTCAGTATCTAATTCTTGCATCGTGGTCTTTTTATAGTATTTTTTATTCGTGATAATCACCAGATTCAACAACCGATACATCGACTGCTTTATATCCGCCGCTAGGGTGAACTTTTCGCTTTTAGGAAACTGCCTTAAGGCTGTATACCCATAAGCGATCATATCTTCCACCTTCTGACGGATTTTTAATTCTGTAGGCACGACTCACCTCTAAAGTATTTCCCGGGCCGGGCTACCGCCCGGCCTTCAGATAATCAGCACTCAGATTACAGAGACAAGGCGGCGCGGAAGCCGATGCCGGAGTACACGGACGAAGGCAAGTAGGACAAATCCAAAGCAACACCAGACCGGGCGGTAGAGCCGTAAAGCCAGTGCCCGCCGCGGATCGCAGCCCGCTGATCGTAGTTTCGCAGCCAGAAGCTGTCCTTCCACTCTTCAGCGCCGCTGGAAGAAACAGCATACGGAAGAGCCATGGCTTGAAGTTCGGCCTCCGTCCTCATAGATACAAATTTATTATATTGAGACGCTCCATAATCCCCTATCCCTGTTGGGTTTTCATTAGTCATCTGCGGTGATATTTCAGTGATCCCGGTACCCTGGGCGTGGGCGGCTATCGTTGACCCATTGGCCCCACGGCTTACAGTTACGCTGGTGCCGTTTACGGCCGTGACGGTCATCTGCTCCGTCTGGCATTGCAGCACATTGCCCACCGCCGGGTTGGCACCTCCGGGTCCAAGGACCAGTTCGGAATACGTAAACGTGGCCGGGTCCGTGGAATTGTTAAGTCCGGCATCGGCAATCTTAGCCGTCCAGCCACCGGGGATAATACAATAATCCACAATTCTCTGCACCTGTGCATTGTTATTATGAACACTTGCACCTGTTCCTTTCTGACCGCGCTGGCACCCGCTAAGGGTATAGTTGCCGGCGCCGTTATCAGTAAACGTCCCATAGATAACATACTCATCGGCATTCGTTCCCTCGGCTTTAATCAGCACCAGCCCATTGGTGGCCGGCCACAGTTCCGGGTTTTGCACGTTATCTATAACGATAGCCGTGTCTGTGGTTGTGATTCCATCGACATCATTGATTAAGGCCGTCTTAATTGACTGATACCTTCCGCAATTAATTACAAAGTCAAGCCACTCCCAAATATTACCCACGATGTCAACGATACCGTTGGCCATGCCATTGTGAGACCAGGAAATAGGACCGGAACCTGTTAGAACCCGGGCAATATCGTGGCCATCATAGCCTGGTTTAACAGGATCCTTAATACCGTAGTTTTCCCAGACATCCGCATCGCGGTAGTCGCGCCCCCAGTTATTATTTCCCCTGATATCATGGCCAAGGAGCTTAATTAAAAAGCAAGCCGTTGCCCATTCCTGCATGGATACCATGTGACATGCTCTCCCGTTGATTATCCTGTTAGAAGAAGCAACCAGCGCATTAGTTTGGCTTATATCTGTCCAGGGGACAACCCCTTGTTGGGATGTAGCGGCTACTACTCCAGGGGTATTTGGGGTTGTGGTACCTCTGCTTAGCGCTGTTGCGTCTGGCTGGCTGCACTGGTATTTGTCAATCAGGAACCCACCTAGCTTCATCTCTGTCGCGGGGAAGCCTCCCCACAGTCCGGCCGGGATCCGAAACTTCGGAACGTAAACCATGTCCGAAGTAACTGTTGTACCGGTCCCGTCACTCTTGGAGTTATGCGTTACTTTTACTTCCCTGGTGCCGGCGGCAATTCTGTCTCGCAGCGCAGCAAGAGAAAGTTTGCTTACATTCGGCATTTAAACCACCTCCGGTAAAGAAAATACGATGATATCGATCTCGTTTAAATTAAGCGCACGTTCGACCATTTCCGTTTTGGGCTGATCGTTCTCATCCACCTGGCCAGTAAGAGCCTGGTCATATTGCGTTTCGGGTAAAATAGTTTCAGCCAGTAGCCAGTAATGATCCCCGTACAAATCAGTTGAAAAGCTGCCGTCCTGCTCTAAATACAACCTGAACGGGCCGGCCTGGAATAGCGCCAGGTCATACACAGCCGGTGATGTTGTTCCGCCGGGAAAAAGAAACGGCTGTACTGTAATCTGCGCGGAGTTACCTGGATTCACGCCTACTGCTTCGTTAGGTTTTTCAGGATTTTGTTGAGTTATTGCCATTTTTCAAGTCCTCCTTTTAAGTAATTAACTGGTACCTGAAAGTGCCGGTAAACCCGCCGGTGTTGTACACCGTAAATGCATTTGACGCTTTACTGATGTACACATCTCCCAGGTCTCCGTCTGTGGTCGTCAGAGGCACTAGATTCACAATGTAATTGGTGTGCCCCAAGCTGTGGCTGATGGTGCGCCCAGACGTAGAATTAAAGGTGCTTTCTCCCTGTAAGGTTTGCGTTGCCATTGCGTCCAATCTGGCATCTAGATTATCGTAAGTACCTCTGGCCGCAGCAAGCTCGCTTTTTACAGCGTCTTGCTCTTGTTTTAAATATTTAGCGCGATTGGCCAAGTGCTTATGAGGTAAGTTATCGACGCCATTTGGCCCACCTTGTACTGGATCTGTCTCCTCGATTTGATAAACGCCAGCTTCCCAGGTTGCAGTTTCCGCTAAATTTGCCATTTTATTTCACCTCCTATAAACTAAATTGTCACGTCGGCGACACTAGATACCGAACTATTAGTAGCAGAAATTGTTGCTGCGGCTGCGGTGTTGGCCTCCCCGGCAGTAACCCCGCCGTGAGTATGGGCAGACATATCTGCTTTAAGCTCATTAATCAAGGTAACCGCTGCGTTATATTTTGCCTTTAAATCATTTGCTAGTGCCGCAAGAGCTGTAACTTTTGTTTGTAGCTCTGCTATTCCATCCTTTAGTGCGTTATCTTTTTGGTGCTTGTAAATATCGGCATATATACCGGTTAGGTCTTTTAATGCCATTTTATTTCACCTCTCCCTTTTAAAAGAATATTATCCATTGACCTTGGATAGAAAAATCACTATCCTTGTCAATGACTTTTCCGCCACGTGTCCGGCGGGCAAAAAGAGTATTGTCAGCACATACCAAACCAAACTCCCTTATCGCCATCCCGTTAGCCTCACTTTCTAAGAGTACAAAGTCAAATTTAACTTGACTTTGTACTGGATATGATACTGTTGATATTGCCTTAGTGAACGCATTTTGAATAATAGTGTCCGAAGGGCTAGGATCAACGCCGTTTGTACCATAAGCCACTCTATTTATGTTTAACCCAGTCTGGCCACCAACCAGTTTAGCCATGATGTTCCGGCCTGCGTCTACCACTAGGTTTTCATCTTTCCAAATCTCGACCAATTTGCCTTTCCGATATATTTGCAAACACAGATTCCCTCTAACTGGCGTTTTCTCATTAAAATGTAAATTCACTATACTCACCCCCTACCTTTTTAATAATTTAAGCTTAAGCTGCTATGCGTCTATATCCCTTATGAATAATAAGATTCATTTCTTCGGGTACTACCGTGGGTCGGCGCAATATATTGCCATTATGTGTACCGTTTGAAACGCCATAGAGATCAATTCCATCGTGTATTAAGGCCAAGTCATTATATCTCACTTGAGCCTCCAAATATCTTTTATCACCTCCCCTTGACCATATGCTATCATGCCTGGCAAACGGGCGTCGCAGCAACATACCATAATGTTTCCAACGCAGTCCGCTTCCATCGTGATGCAAACGATCCTTGCCGTAAAGGTGGTATCCAGTTGCGATGTCTCCTAGTGAAAGGTTAGCTGTGGCTGTATCTAGCCTATCTACGGGAGACTTACCGTGATACCTTTGTTCGTTGTAGTGGTTTCCTCTCCAGCTATAACTTCCGGCATATTTATGCTTAATGTAAGCATTATGAAGAAATTGCTCCGGAGCGCTGTGAACCGGCGCACGTCCCGGATATACATCGCTTGCAGACATATTGACTTGTCCTGCCGATAGATCTTCAAAGTCGATACTGTCGGTCTCCTGTAAACCAAAGGCAAAATATACAGACTCTACCGGGGCATGGCATAGCCCATGATATATTCCTTTGTCCCGATAGAAGAAACTCCCGTTGCGTTTTGGTGGTTGAGTAACGGGCGTGTCCTGCATAAGGATACTAGTGCTATAATTCTCCAGTTTCTCCTGCAACGTATCCCCATATTTGTATCGCCCATCCCGCCGGGGGCCCAGAAAACGAGGGAGATGATCCTTATACTTATTGGCTCCGTTCCTGAGCGCTTTGGGCCGATGTGGATACTTTGACCGGTATAAGATCGCCCCATTTCTTTTTGGCTCTAACGATACCCCGTGAGCTAAAACCTCGCCTGTAAAATTCTCCGCCAGTCCGGTATTTGCCGCGGAGTTAAAAACATCTTCAAGAGTGTCCGGGATATTATCGGTCAAGCGAGTACTGGCTGTACTAGCCACCTGATCAAGAATTGTTTCCCCTTTGTACCACCCGAACCGTTGCCGGCCGTTATGTAGTACATAAATAAGAGTTTTCATCGCGGCCCACCTACCAATTGTGCTACCATTATCTCTTCACCTACTAACCGATGGGGAATTATTACATCTGATATAAACTGATAGTGTCGGATAGAAGCATTATATAAAACGACAGCATCCCGAATAAGTGCTTTAGGATAATTAATTTGCCCGCTGTGTCGTAAACCGGGACGTAGGAATAAATCGGTAAATTTTATTTTATAGATAAGACCGCCGGTTATTGCCATCTCCTCTACCAGACTGACTTGATCTGTAAAAGTCAACTTTAAATCGTAACCTGTGTATACTAAATGAGCAGGTTTAACTTCCTCCATTAAGTCCGCAATTTCTTCTTTTTCTTTTATTGTTAAGTTTTTCCATTCCGACAGACCTAAATGTATTTTAAATTTTGCCCATGCCAATTCAGCATAAAAGCTGGCACCTGAATGCATTGTACCACCATTATGATAAGGAAAAGTTAGTATAGAACGCCAAAATTCTTCTATTGTTGAATCTTCAAACCCCCTAGCATTTAAAACTTTTTCAATATCAATTCGCCTGGCTGATGGAAATCTTTGTAGCTTTGCTAATATTCGGGCACGCCTAACCTCCAGGGCGTCCTGTTCATTGATGGGCAGGCCGCATATTTCTTCCCAGTACCGTAGTCCCCAGGTAGCAGTAGGTACGAAAAACTGGGCTTCAACGTCGGTTAGAGCTGTATCTAGGTCATCAAGCTCAATCCCCTTTGCTTCTAGATGGGCCTGAAACACTCGACTGGCTTCGTAATATTTAGGTGTGTTTACCAACATCTTCTTGCCGTGGGTAGACGTTATCATGTCAGGGTCACCGTCCCTTTGACCGCTTTAGCATTTTCGACCACGGTCACGTTGCCGTTTCCACCATTCACCAGGAGGCTTAAGTAATCAGCCACTCCTAAAGTATCAAAGATGGCATTACCTATAGCTGTATATCTTACATCCTCACCGATTTTCAGCTCCTTGACTAGAGCTTCAATAGCTGTCTCCACATCAGCCCGGACTGTAGCCGGGTCATATCCTTCGACGTATGTCAGGGTTGCACTCACATCTATAATGATCATAATTGGCGCTGTAACCGTCACATTGGCGCCTATTGGCGCCCTGCCTTCTCCCGCACCTGGCTCAGGAGAAATATATTCCTGTACTTGTTGGATTATATTTTCTCCTGCAGGCGCGCCAGTGCTGTCAACTATGATCACTTTTACGGTTCCTGGGCCATTCCAAAGAGGTAAACAAACAGCATCGCCAACTCCATCTACTTCTTTAGCCCAACGGATATAATCATTTTTATTTCCGGTATCTGGTGGTCGCTGGACTTGTTCAATGTAGCGAGCAATTAGGGCATTGTCGCTTTCTTCTGGCGCGCCACCACTGGTGGCCTCAGGGTTAGTCACCGCTGTCACGCCAGTAATTGGAGCCATTAGCTGGTTAATTGCTCCCGCTGGCACGTTTCCTACGGCACCAGATTCAACCGCCTTGACATCTACCAATACCGTTCCTATTGTTCCGCCAGCCTCAATGGTGGCCTGTGCGGTTGAAACAAACTCTATGGCCATCGTATCCGTAGCTAGATCAGCAGTAGTTGAAAACACAGTGTTCGCCGGAATGATCGTGGCCGGGGTACCTATGACCTGTACCTGACCCGTTGCCCTGACTGCCGATTTACGCGTTACCCCCCGGTCAGCGGCCCGGGCGTCAACATATGCCCCGTAGCTGTATTGGATGAAGGCGCGCTTAAGGATTTCCCGGGCATCCATCTTCATTTGGACAACCTCAGCCGCCACCGGCGCCAGGGCATCCCAGATGTAACTGCCTTCGCTCTTGTCTATGTCATCAGGGATCTTGGACAGCATCCGCTGCAGAATTTTGTCCTCAGTTTCTTCGATCAGAAATTCGGGTAATGCCATCTAACCGATCACCACCTTTGAGCTGATCTCGGCCGTCTCCCCACGTGCCATGGTTACCTCACAGATAAAACTGACCGTATCGCTTTCCCAAGTAAAGCTGAAATTGTCCACTGCAGCCGTGCGCGGGTCCACCATCAGGGTTTCGGTCACCATTCGTTTAATTTCGCTTTCGATTGCTTCACTGGTCAGCCCTCGACCGATCAGGTCTTTGAACTCGGAGCCATAGTTGCGGCTGTAAATCGGGTACCAGTATCGGGGCGTTAAGAGCGCCTTCTGACACCACTCAATGTAGGCGTCCAGTTCATTTGCCGTGGCCACCTTCCCGATGGGGTTTAGAACAAAATCCCCCGTATCAAAATCGAACCGCCAGCTGCGCCCGAACTTGACCTGGCTGGCGCTAGTCTCTGAAGTCTCGGGTGTGACCGTCACTTCCTCCGTCGGGTAGAGATTAGGCACTTATCCCACCACCTTTGCAATCACTACGGCATCCTGGCCGCCGTTAACCGGTACTGCTAACACCCTATCGCCAGGCTGTATACCATCTTTCAAGTTCAGATGGACTTTAATTGTAGTGGTAGGGTCACCAGCAGACCTAAAATCAAAGCGGGTTAAAACTGAATATGAAGTCACTTCAGTAATATCGCTCCCATTACTCTCCACCGGAGCAGCCATTTGAATTACCCTGGAGGCTTGGGGAATTTCAAGCTGTATTTCCCAATCGGCGACCAAATAATCCTTAATTTCATGCTTGAAACTATCCAATTTCAGCCCAGATGTCGTGATCATCCCTAGTTCACATGGTACTCCAGTTACTGCCCGGTTGGCGTGGCTGGCCATCCGCATGTCCAGCAGTGAAGCAAGTTGCCTATACGGATCTTCCATACCCATATACCTCCCTGCGGATTATTTCCGGCCAAGTCAACTCCAGTGTCATACGTCCCGGACTTCCAAATTCATGCCGCACTGACTTCACCAATGGCTTAGAGCCATTTAACCATACCTTATCCCCCGCCCTTATGGTGTTAATATCTATTCCCGTGACCGTGAATGTCTCATGCATCCCGGTAAGCATTTTTTGACCAGCCGTCTGCGCCTGACCTGGAGTGGTGATCTTACTATCACTTAACACACGCTGAAGCGTCCCATATTTACTAGTCTCCCTTTTTACCATGGCTAATACCGGAGACCGCTGGTCTTCTGAAGCGTTTCCAAGCACTTTAACTTGAGTAACAGTCCCTTCCAATGTACAAAGTTGGGTAAGGTCTTCAATATTTTGATCTGATTCCAGCATCCAAACCGGGTTATTGCTACCCAACTTGACTAATTCCAAGCCGCCCCCTGGAGCAAATCGTGGTCGGTACATATCCCCGCCTTTTATAACTGTCTCTTTAAGATCATTTTGCATCATTAACCATAATGACTGTGCACGGTAAACTGCTTTCGCCAGAGAGACGCCAGTATCAGGTAGCGTAGCCAATGGTATACCCCAGTCTGTTGCGTATTGCTTTAGTCTTTGTGTAGCCGTGTAGCCGGCTGGGAAAAGATATTCATCCTCAGACTTGGCTGGATAAATTATTTTGTCATACACTATTGCCGTCAGGTGCTTCTGCCCTCTATTTCCACTCTTACATTCCCAAACCACACCAGGGTGAAGCAAATAAACCATGCTAGAACCGTCGAAAGGAATACCGCTCACACGACATTCCTGGCCGGGGGCAATACCGGGAAAGTCCGGCGGGATTACCATTTCGATTGTGGCTCTGATAGCAATTTCGTCCAGACTTTCCTCGATGGTGATGCTCTCAATAATTTCCCGGAGGAAGTATTTATTGACTAGCACTACTTCGTATTTTCGTAGGCCGGGGTTAATCATACTGGCATCACCAACTTTTGTCCAGGGAGGATTAATTTGGGATCATTACCAATCATGCTCTTGTTTAGATCATAAATTAACTTCCATTTATCCCCGCTAGCCAATTCTTTTTTAGCTATTTTCCACAAGCTATCTCCAGGCTTGACCACATAGACCTTCGGAACCGGCTTTAAGTCCGGTCGGGATCGTTGCTGCGCTACGGCGAGCGATGCCGCCGGTGCGGCCGCCTCCGCCGCCGTCCTGACTTTAACTTCCCGCCAGTTCCGCAGGGTAAGGTCGTAGTAAACGTCCCCTGGTTCCCCGCCCCGAAAATAGCTGGTGTGCGCCGCAACCAAAACCAGAACGTTGACCGCTATTTTGGTGATGAGCAGCCTGACCGGTTCTTTACTCATCATCCAGACCGTGAGCTGGTTCATTGCTTCTTGCGGATCGGGAATATCCACATACACGCAATATGATTGATCGTAGTCTCGGGGGAAAAAAGATGAGAAGCTGATTTCCTTTAGTTTCTCGCCATGTGGAAAATCAACTTCCCCAATATTTATTATATTTATTGTCTCAAATTGCTTCTCCCGCCGGATCGTCACCTCCTGCGGATTTACCGGGAGGTGAAGCTGAAGCTGCGGTCCGGCAGGGTCAATAAGGTAGAAGTCCATCTTGCTCATTTCCTTCTTATCTCCGTCTATTTATTTTCCATATTTCCTTAAGTCGTCTCCAATTTGCAACTATTCCCTTATCTTTATCAAGCACACTTTTCCAGCACGCAATGTTGATAATAATTATTAATGCAAAAATGATAGGCGGCCAAAGAATCGGCAACACAAACCCTATTAAAACTAATAAAATAGCCCAGAGTAGATAAGCCAACAAAATCATCCCCCCATTTATTTTAGTATATAAAGGATTTATAAAGGATTCAACACCTGGTCAAAAGTTCCTCTGGCTATGCTATATTTTGAAAAATTGCTTTAACTTTTCTTGTTATTACACCCGCCACCTCATCGGCTATCTTCTCGGCCGACGGCATTTCCCCGCCAGTACCTGTTACATTTATATGATTAGTGACATTCAGATACACGTCTTTACCACCAGTTTTAGCCTTAACTATCGATGTCGAGACAATATTGCCACCATGTTCTTGCTTTTGCACGCCTAAGCCCAGGCGTTCTCCCACGTCCTGCCATAAATCTATTCCTCGTTTCCTAAATCGTGAGGATAAAGGAATAAAAGCCTCTGGTCCAGCTTCTCCAAAGATGCCTATATGTGGCCTATCGAATATGCCGCCATGCTCATGTTTTGTAAACATAGACATTATACGACTAACATAAGCTTGCGTTTCCCGATATGGAGGAATACCCCCGAATTTTTCAACTGGCCCGGGGCCCGCATTGTAAGCAGCTAAAGCCAAAGGAATGTTTTTAAATCTCCATAACATTTGTGAAAGATATTTTGCGCCGGCTTCAATCTGGAGAGCTGGGTTACGTGCCAATTCCGCAGGACTATATCCCATCGCTCTAGCCGTTCCAGGCATGACTTGAGTAAGTCCAATCGCTCCCGCAGGTGATA